ATAGCAGAACACAACGCGACAGAAGAACCTTCCAAAACAAATTTAGAGAAATTACCCAACCCTACAGGTTGGAGATTATTAGTGATGCCTTTTCGTGTTAAAGAGAAGAGCGAAGGTGGTATCATAATTGCACAAGAAGCATTAGACAGAGCGCGGGCCGCGGTCCAAGTTGGCTACGTCTTGAAGCTCGGACCGTTATGTTATGGAGATAAAGAGAGATATCCAACAGGTCCATGGTGCAAGGAAAAAGATTGGGTGATCTTTGCAAGGTATGCAGGATCGCGAATGGAGATTGAAGGTGGAGAGATACGAATGTTAAACGATGATGAGATTCTTGGGACAATAGATGATCCTAAAGATTTGATTCACGCAATGTAATCATAGGAGGATTATACTATGCCAGATGATGAAAAAATTATCGATGTTGGCGAAGCCAACGAAATAGAAACGGAGATTGATTTAGATGCGCCACCGGCGCCAGAACAATCTTTAGAAGAGGAGGAAGTACATGTTGAACAAACTACAGAAGACAGTGTTCAGCCCGCTGACACAGCTGAGGAATCTGCTGAGCAATCAGATGTTCAAGAAGGCGAACAGAAAAGCGAGCTCGACGAATACAGCGAAGGAGTTAACAAAAGAATTGCGAAATTAACTCGACGTATGCGAGAAGCTGAACGGCAAAAAGAAGAAGCTATTCAGTATGCGAGAAATATCCAAACAGAAGCTACTAGAGTTAAAACTAATTACGATAGACTTGGTGGTAGTTATGCAAAAGAGTTAGAGGATAAAGTTATAAGTGCTAAAGCTGCAGCTAAAGCTGAATTAAAAGCTGCTGTTGATTCAGGAGACGTTGATAAACAAGTCGCGGCTCAAGAAGCTATTTCCAGAGTTACAATGGAAGAAGCTAGACTATCTCATGTAAAACAAGCACAAGCAGCTCAAATGGCTCAAAGACAACAACCACAAAACTATGCTCAAATGGCTCAAGACATGCCAACGCAGAATGAAATATATCAAGCTGCGCAGCAAATTGATCCTAAAGCAGAAGATTGGTCATCCAAAAATTCCTGGTTTGGTACTGATAATGCAATGACTTACACTGCATTTGATATACATAGAAGACTTGTGGAAGAAGAAGGGTTTAATCCTCAATCAGATGAATATTATTCTGAAGTAGACAAGAGAATAAGACTTGAATTTCCACACAAATTTGATACAAATAGGGATACTGCAGCTGATGGTGGACAAGTTCCAACTCAAACTGTAGCAAGTGCAAGACGTCCGGCAGCAAAGGGACGCAGAAAAACCGTGAGACTCACACCATCACAGGTAGCAATTTCTAAAAGACTAGGTGTGCCACTTGAAGAGTATGCAAAACAATTAGCCGCGAAGGAGGACATAGCATGACAAAAGATAAATCTAAAAATACTTCCCGCGCGAGTACAACTAGGGTTAAACAAGAAAAACCCAAAGTTTGGACTCCTCCATCATCACTAGATGCACCACCTGCGCCAGATGGTTATAGACATAGATGGTTACGCGCCGAGAGTATGGGCTTTGATGATACAAAGAACATAACCGGTAAAGTCAGATCCGGATGGGAGTTAGTGAGAGCTGACGAATATCCAAATGAAGACTTTCCAACTATTAATACCGGAAAATACGCAGGAGTGATTGGGGTTGGTGGCCTTGTGCTGGCAAGGATAACTGATGAGCTCGCAAAGTCGCGTGAAGAGTACTATTTACAGAAAACTTCGGATCGCAATGAGGCTTTAGAAAACGATGTCTTAAAGGAACAGCACCCAAGTATGCCGATCAATCAAGATCGACAGACTCGTGTAACTTTTGGTGGCTCGAATAAAGACTAGTCTTTTTTCATCCATCAATTTTTTTAACAACCTGATAAGGAGGTAAACTATGGCTAATACAGATGCCGCGTTTGGGATGAATCCTGTTGAAAAGATTGGTAGTGGCCCCTCAGGAAAACTAGCTAGTTATAAAGTTGCTGCTTCTGAAGCAAATGCAATTTTTCAAGGTTCAGTTGTAATGCCTGACTCTGGATATATCCAAGTCGGTGCAGCAGCAAGCGCACCTTTTACTGGCGTTTTTTGGGGATGCAAATACGATGATCCAACAACAAACAAACCAACGTTTAAAAACCAATATGCGACGACAACAGCTGTTGCCGATGCTTTTGTTTATGATGACCCGTACCAAGTATTTGAAATACAAGCGGACGGAGCATATGCACAAACAGCAATTCAGCAAGCAGCAGACATCACCGCAGAATCAGGTTCAACAACAACTGGAGTAAGTACGCAAGAGTTAGACTCAAGCGACATTGGCACCGGTGCTAATTTATTGATTATAGGTTTCTCAGGAAGCCCTGATCGAGGTCAAGTTGGCAACGCTAATGGAGTTTTTAAAGTTCTAATCCAAGAACATACTTACGCCAATCTATAAGCAGGAGGACATAAATAATGGCTATATCTAGACAACAACTAGCAAAAGAGCTAGAGCCAGGTCTGAACGCTTTGTTTGGACTTGAGTACAAAAACTACGAAAATCAGCACAAAGAGATTTTCGACACAGAAAACAGTGACAGAGCTTTTGAAGAAGAAGTAATGTTATCTGGTTTCGATAAAGCAGGCGTTAAGTCAGAAGGCGCTGCTGTTGCTTACGATAACGCACAAGAAACTTATACTGCAAGGTATCAACATGAGACAATTGCTCTCGCTTTCTCATTAACTGAGGAAAATGTTGAAGATAACTTGTATGATAAAATTTCTACTCGTTATACGAAAGCACTAGCACGTTCTATGGCTCAAACGAAGCAAACTAAAGCTGCGAATGTATTAAACAATGCATTCCAAAGCTCTGGTTACAATGGTGGAGACGGCGAATCTTTAATCGGAAACGCTCACCCTACTATTGCAGGGAACCTCAGCAACAGACCAACTACATTGGCTGACTTGTCTGAGACTTCTCTCGAGCAAGCAATGATTGACATTGGAAATCTTAAAGATGAAAGAGGTCTTAAAATTGCTGCTAGAGGAATGAAACTAATCATTCCTGCTGACAACCAGTTCACTGCTGAGAGGATCACAAAATCCGCTCAACGTGTTGGAACAGCTGATAACGACATCAACGCGCTTAAATCTATGGGGATGATTCCTCAAGGTTATGTAGTTAATAACTACTTATCTGATGGCGACGCTTGGTTCATCAAAACTGACATTCCTAACGGAATGAAGCACATGGTCAGAGCAGCTATAAAAACTGCAATGGAAGGTGACTTTGAAACAGGCAACATGAGATACAAAGCTAGAGAAAGATACAGCTTCGGCTGGTCTGACTGGCGTGGTGTTTATGGTTCTGATGGTTCTGCGTAAGAACTATTAGGTCTAACCTAATTTAAAGGGCGGCTTCGGCCGCCCTTTTTATTTGCATTTACTAATTTAAGAGAGTATATTCAAAATACTGCACATTTCAAAAAACAGGCAACATAGACTCGTGTAGTAGACAATGTCTCGGACTATGTTGGCGGAAAAGGAGACCTATTATGGCTAAAACAACTTTTTCAGGTCCAGTACTTGAAGGAAAAGAAGGTGTAAATATTGAAACTAAAGCGTCAAATTACACTGTAGTAATAACAACTGATAGCGGTAAAACTTTCGTAAGTTCTACTGATGGAGTTGTCTTTACTTTACCATCAACTGCGATCGGTAATTCATTTAAGTTTGTTAACAATGCACCAAACGGAATGAACACTTTAACAATAAGTCCAGCTGCTGCTGACGGAATCTGTTATGCAGGTACCAAAGTAGACGATAAAGACTTAATAAACACCAAAGCTACATCTAAACAAGGTGACTATGTTGTGCTTACATCTATGGAAGATGCGGGCGCATGGCAAGTTTCTGCGGTTAGAGGCATTTGGGCTAAAGAATCGTAAGATTAATTAACAGTGGGGCTTCGGCCCCACTAATTTAGGAGGAAAATATTATGGGTGGTAGTTCTTTTACAAGTGATCAAAAGACAGCACACGTTACATCTACAGGAACAATGTATACAGGCTCTTGCCGTATAACTTCTATACAAGCAAAAGGAGTCGCAAGTTCTACTTTGATTTTGTATGATGCAGTATCAGCAACGAACCCTGTTGCTACTTTTGTATTTGGTACAGACGGTTTATCTGTTTTTGTCCCAGGTAGTGGTATTAGATGTAAAACAGGGGTACATGCTGCTTTGACTAATACAACAGGTGTTACTATTACGCTTAATTAGGAGGTAGTTTTATGGCAACGTCCAACACAACTACATTCGAAAGCACTTTTGCAATCGATGATATTATACAGGAAGCCTATGATCGTATAGGTATTCATGCTGTAGGTGGTTATCAATTAAAATCTGCAAGACGTTCATTAAATATTATGTTCCAAGAATGGGCCAATCGTGGCTTACATTATTGGGAAATGGGTAATACCAGTATTGACCTTGTTGAAGGTCAAGCGGAATATACTTTTTATAGAGGAGTTGGCGATGGTACGAGTGTAACGACTGTACCAACAAATGGTATTTATGGGGTAGATGATATATTAGAAGCTACATACAGAACAGGATATAATACTACTTCTCAAGTAGATTCTGCTTTAACTAAAATTAATAGATCAACTTATTCTGGACTTTCGAATAAATTAAATAAAGGTCAACCTAGTCAATATTTTGTACAAAGATTTATAAATAGAACTGTAATGACTCTTTATCCGACGCCAGATGCCACAGCAGCTGGTAATTATGTGGGTGCCTATTATGTTAAAAGAATTCAAGATGTAGGTAATTATACTAATATTTCTGATGCTCCTTATCGTTTTATACCTGCCATGACTAGTGGATTATCTTTTTATCTTGCTCAAAAAGAAAAGCCGGAATTAGTTCAACAAATGAAATTATTATATGAAGATGAATTAAATAGAGCTCTTGTAGAGGATGGTTCTTCTACGAGTACTTATATAACTCCACAGGCTTATTATCCAAATGTCTAATTTTTCTACCGGTAAATATGCAAAAGCTATCTCCGACAGGAGCGGCCTGCAATTTCCATATAAAGAAATGGTTAGAGAATGGAATGGTGCTTGGGTACATAAAAGTGAATATGAACCAAAACACCCACAATTGATTCCAAGAATATTTAGAGGGGATGCACAAGGACTACAACATGCAAGACCCGCAAGAGTAGAACCACCTGTAGCCCACACATTAACTGAAAATGCAATGAGTGCAGGTGCAACAGATTCAATAATTGTGAATGTTTTTGATCCAGGACATGGATATAGTACAGGGGACAGACTTAGATTTAGAAATTGTGAATCACACTTCCCTCAATATCCAGAAGTATCTCACATACAAGATCATGATATAAATTATGCAGCTGGACATATTCTAACTAGAGTTGATGATGAGAATTTTTCATTTAGTCCTAATGATATTATTGAAGAATGGTTAGAAGATAATTGTAATCCTGGAACTACAACAGTTTATGTTGATATGGATGGAGTACTTACAGAATACTACCAAAGAGTTGCTGA